ATTTCAGGGTACATTCGCTGAATGGCAGCAGACTGGCAAGAAGCGCACTGAGGTTGGAACTATTCCAGCAGGTTATCAGCTTGTTGAAGCGCGTAACGATAAGGGCGAAACCGTATTGCGCATGGAGCCTATCGCTGGCGGCCCAGCGGATGTATCAAGCTCAGAAGCTGCAAAACTTTCAGCACAGGCTCAATCTGGATCAACAGTTTTGCAAGACATTCAGCAAGCCAAGAAAATCGCTCAAGAAAGCCCAACTCTATCAACAGGGATTGTTGGCGGCATCTTGCGTAGCGTTGGCGGGACTCAGGCGAAAACGCTTGATGAGCTTACCAAGACGATCAAGGCTAACATTGGATTTGACCGCTTGCAGCGTATGCGGGATGAAAGCCCAACTGGCGGCGCGCTTGGCCAAGTTGCGATTCAAGAACTTGAGGCGCTTCAAGCAAGCCTTGGGAGCTTAGAGCTATCTCAAGATGGTGCACAACTAATTCGCAACCTTGAGCGCTTAGAGCGTCAATATAGGCAGTCTATGCAGCGCATTTTAAATACAGAAGGTGGCGCTCAATACTTTGGCCAGCAGGAAATTGACATGCTAACAAGTAATCCGCAGTCTGCTCCACAATCTGCGCAACCCATAAGCGATGATGATTTGCTGAAAAAGTATGGTGGCTAATATGGCGACTTATGAAGAATACATGAATGCCGCAAGAAATGCAGATGCCGCAGGTGATGAGGCTGCTGCGCGTCAGCTTGTACAAGCCGCACAGAAGGTAAAGGGTGATGGTGGGCTGCGCTTAGGATCACTGCGCGAGAACATCATTGGCGATGGTCAAGTAGATACAGTAGGTGAGTACGTTGGCGAAGCAATCCAGTCTGCTGGTGCAGGCGCTTTGCGCGGAGTGCGTGGCTTACTTGAATTGCCAGAACTAGCAGGTCGCGCTGTTGTGCGTGGTTATCAGGAATTAACTGGTGCAGAGGATAAAACCCCAGTGCTGGATACAGCAACAGGTCGCGCGGTTACTAGGGGCTATGGGGGCTTGGCTGGTGCAGTTGGTGCAGACCCATCTGGTATAGAATACCGCAGCCCAACAACAGTTGGCCAGTACGCTGGAACAGTAGGTGAGTTTCTACCAGCAGCAATCGGTGGCGGGGCAAGTGCTGCGCGAACAGCTGTAGTGGCTGGTTTAGGCAGTGAAGCAGCTGGTCAGGCTACTGAAGGCACCTCATTGGAACCAGTTGCTCGCATTGTCGGTGCATTTGCAGCGCCAGCAGCAGTAAGTAAGATTGCAAATAAAACCATTCGTCGCTCAATTCAGCGGCCATCTATTGAGAGCTTGCGTGACGCAAAGAACGTAGCATACAAAGCTGTAGATGATTCTGGTGTAAAGTTTGCTGCAAATGAAGTTGATGACTTAATCACCAAAGCGAAATCATCTGTTGATGACTTCAACTATGTTCCAGACGTTGATTTGCAGACCAAGGCAGCGCTGTCAACAATCCAAGCGCAAGCTGGGAAAGAGTTGACCATAGGACAGCTTGATAAACTGCGCCAAGGTTTATACAAGAGATACAGCCGAGCGCCGCAAGAGCAGGGTATACGCGCCATAATTGATGACATTGATGATTTGATTGAGGCGAAAGCGCCAGCAAATTCATTGATGTCAACGGCGCGAGAGGCAAATAAGCGCTACAAGAAATCTGAGCTATTAGATGAAGCATTTAAACGCGCTGAGCGAAATACAGCTGCGTCTGGTAGCGGCGGTAATGTTGTTAATAATTACCGTGCAGCAGTTAAAAATATCCTCAACAGCAAAAGAGATAGTAAGTATTTCCTTGATGGTGAGCTTGAGGTTATGGAGCAATTTGTTAAGGGTAATCTCAGCGAAAATACTATGCGCCTGATTGGCAAGCTATCGCCATCTGGGAATGGCTTAATGCAGGCTTTAAATATTGGTGCAATTGCATATAATCCATCAATGGTTGCCGTGACGGGCGCTGGCATGGCGGCCAAGGCTGGCGCTGAGAGATCGGCAATAAAATCAGTTGAGGCAATTAAAGACATGATAGCCACTGGCGTTTCCCCAGAAAAGCGCAAGTTAATCACTGATAGAGAAATTCGCATTCTACTTGGGCTAGAAGCAGGACAGGAACAATAAAATGCAGCCAAAAGCAAAAGACACACGCGAAATCGAAGGTATCGTTCAGGATGCTATGGCGCAGGCTGTAGACTTTGTTGAGAGCGAAATCAGCCAAAGCCGCATCAAAGCCCAGCGTTATTTTGATGGTGAGGTTGATATTGGGCATGAGGATGGGCGCAGCAAGGTTGTTGCGACTAAAGTACGAGACACCATTCGCGCAGTAAAGCCGAGCCTGATGCGTGTGTTTTTGTCAAGCGCACGCCCAGTTGAGTTTGTGCCGCGTGGCCCAGAAGATGTTATGATGGCAGATCAAGCCACAGAATACATGCACTATGTATTTAACCAAAACGATGGGTATCGTGTGCTGAATGATGCCTTCCACGACGCACTTGTTAAAAAAGTCGGCGTTGTTAAGGCGTATTGGGAAACCAAATACCGCGCTGAGATATTCACATATAGCAATCTTACAGATGAAGAATACACATTGCTCGTGTCTGATGATGACGTGACTGTGCTTGAGCATAGCGTCATCGCAGGGCTGAGCATGGATGAATTTGGCATGGAAGTTGAGATGCCAATCCATGACTTAAAAATCAGCCGCAAGATGCCAGAAGGCAAAATGCGCATTGATAGCGTTCCCCCAGAGGAGTTTTTCGTCAACTCTCAGGCTCGCAATATTGATGACGCATATATCGTTGCGCACCGCACAGAGATGCGCGTTGGTGAGCTTGTGGAGATGGGTTTTGACTTTGAGGATGTCGTCGATCTAGGCGGAATGTACGGCTCAGATGACCAAACCGAAGCTGAGATGATTGAGCGCCAAGGTTACGCTCAGGACGATTATGATGATGAGCCTGCTGACCCAGCAATGCGTCCAGTTGCAGTCACCGAAGCGTACATGAAAATTGACGTAGATGGCACAGGCATCCCTGTTCTGCACCGCCTGATTTGCGGCGGCACAAGCTACAAATTGCTTGATTTTGAGCCTTGGGATGAGGTTCCATTTGCCGTATTTGAGATTGACCCTGAGCCGCACACATTCTTTGGTCGTAGCCTTGCTGAAATCGTTATGGATGACCAAGACGCAAGCACAGCTATCCTGCGTGGCGTTCTTGATAACGTAGCAATGACCAATAACCCTCGCATTGGTATTGTTGATGGTGCGGTAAACATCGATGATGTCATGAACAATGAGATTGGTGCAATCGTGCGTATGCGTCAGGCTGGCGCAGTGCAAGAGCTAACAGTGCCATTCACTGCGGGTCAAACGCTGGGCGCGCTAACCTACATGGATCAGCTTGTTGAGAATAAAACAGGCGTATCCCGTGCCAGCATGGGGCTAGACCCAGATGCGATGCAGTCCACAACCAAGGCTGCTGTTCAGGCTACAATTCAAGCGCAGGCTGGTCAGGTTGAGGTTATGGTGCGCAACCTAGCTGATGGCATGAAGCGTCTATTTAAGATAATGCTTAACCTGCACGTCAAGAATACAGACGAAGAACAAATGATGCGGATGAATGGACAGTTTGTTCCAGTTGACCCGCGCGTTTGGAATGCTCAAATGGACGTCAACGTCAACGTCGGGCTTGGCACTGGCCGCGAAGAGGAAAAGATGATTGCGCTTCAACAGGCTCTGCAAATGCAGCAGCAAATTTATCAGACTTACGGGCCATATAATGGCATGGTGAGCCTGACCAATATCCGCAACACCCTATCTGATTTGATGGCTGCTGCTGGCATCCGCAATTCTGACCGCTATTACGCCCCAATCACACCAGAGGTTGAGCAGCAACTGTTGCAAATGCAGCAGCAGGCACAGCAAGCGGCGGCCCAGCAGGGTCAGTCCGACCCGAATGCTGCATTCCTGCAGGCTGAGCAAATCAAGGCGCAAGCTAAGATGCAGTCAGACATGATGAGACTGCA